AATCTGAAAAACGATCTGTCAATCATGATTATGATGAAATTTGGGACGATGATGATGGGTATCCAGACTAATGCCAAGTAAAGCAAAAGAACTTATCAAACTGCTTGAACGTTTAGTAGGGCAGGATCACTTGTACGACAGTGATAAAATTGTAGAGATGAAGAAAGAACTTTATTCTCTCAAACAGCAACTTGCTGAATATGAAAAACAAAATTCAAAAGGATTTGGTAAATGAGCGTAAAACTGATTAGTGTAACTCCAGATGCAGAGCAAACTATGGCATACGTTGCCAGAGTTTCTAATCCTGCAAATCAAGAAAATGAAAACTATGCAGGTCTTCTGCGTTATTGTATCAAGCACAATCACTGGTCGGTATTTGAACAGTCGTTCATGACTTTAGAGATTGAGACTACTCGTGCTATCGCAGCTCAAATTTTGAGGCACCGTTCGTTCACATATCAAGAATTTTCGCAACGCTATGCTGATTCTTCCCTACTCTCGAAGGCGATCCCTCTTCCAGAACTCCGTCGTCAAGACACCAAGAATCGTCAAAACAGTATTGATGACTTGGATCCGTTCGTGGTTCAAAAGTTAGAAATGCAGATGCAAACTTTGTTTGACTCTTCCATGGCACTCTATCAGCAGATGCTTGAGAGAGGTGTTGCCAAAGAGTGTGCTCGCAATGTACTTCCTCTCTGTACGCCAACCAGAATTTATATGTCTGGTTCTTGTCGTTCATGGATTCATTATATTAATCTGCGTTCTGCAAATGGAACCCAGAAAGAGCATATGCAAATTGCTGAGGCATGTAAAAAAGTATTCATTGAACAGTTCCCAACTGTTTCTGAAGCTTTAGAATGGAATTCCTAAATACTAAAAAACAATAACATCTATTTCAATGGCGATCTCATATACTTGGGTAGTAAATTACGTAAAGCACTCTAATGCTGATGGTCTTCAGCAGGTCGCTCAGTTTGCGGATTTATCTTTCCTGGCAACTGAAACTGTTGGTGTAACGACTTATTCTGCAGCAGAAAGATTAATTGTCGAGCTTGCCGATCCAGATCCAGAGAACTTTTCTCAACTATCTTCTCTTACTGCAGAGCAAGTGCTGTCTTGGTGCCAACCTAACATTGATGCTATTGCTGAAGAAGAGGTTGAGGCAAAAAAAGCAAGACTTGCTTACATTATTGAAGAAAAGAAAAGAGGTGTAACAGAAGAACTTACTTCTGCTCCTTGGGAACCAGAACCAACTGACTGATTAGTATCTAAATATTTTTATCTTGAATTCTTAACAATGGCAACATATCCAGTTATTAATAAAGAAACTGGTGAACAGAAAGAAGTAATTCTTAGTGTTCATGAGTGGTCTAAATGGTGTGAAGAAAATCCAGAATGGCAAAGAGATTGGTCTGATCCATCGACTTGCCCATCTTCTGCTGAGGTAGGGGAATGGAAAGACAAGCTCCGTAAGTCTCATCCTGGTTGGAATGATGTACTTCATAAAGCAAGTCAAGCTCCCAAGTCAACAATTAAAAAACTCTGATTCTAATGGCAAGAAGAAAAAGAAGTAATTCCGAACAACCAATTGGTGTCGGACTGACGGCAAAACAAATGAAGAGAAAAAAACCTCTTAGTTCTGAATATCTGGTTGATATTGAACCGATCACAGAAAATCAGAAAAAATTATTTGATTCCTATGCTGAAGGAAAACAACAAGTTGCATATGGTGTAGCAGGAACTGGTAAAACTTTCATTACACTGTACAACGCACTTTGCGATGTTCTTGATGAAAAATCTCCTTATGAAAAGATCTATCTTGTTCGTTCTCTAGTTGCTACAAGAGAAATTGGTTTCCTCCCTGGGGATCATGAAGATAAGGCAGACATCTATCAGATTCCCTACAAGAACATGGTTAAGTACATGTTCCAAATGCCTTCTGATGCAGACTTTGAAATGCTGTATGGCAATCTCAAAGCACAGGAAACTATTAAGTTTTGGTCAACTTCTTTTATTAGAGGTACAACTCTAGATAATGCAATTATTATCGTTGATGAATTTCAAAACTTGAATTTTCATGAACTTGATAGTATAATGACAAGAGTTGGTGAAAATAGTAAAATTTGTTTCTGTGGCGATGCTACACAAACAGACCTTATTAAAACCAATGATAAGAACGGCGTTGTCGATTTTATGAAAATTTTGAGAGCAATGCCATCATTCGATATTCATGAATTTGGAATTGATGATATTGTCCGTTCTGGTCTTGTTAAAGAGTATCTCATTGCAAAATTAGAATCAGGTATTTAATGTTTAATCATGTTGATATTGATCTCCCAGATCTTGAACGGGAGACTATTGATGGTGTAAGGTATTACAAAGTTCCTACAGAAGAAGAACTCCTCCGACTGGTCTCCATCACTTCGGTGACCAGTCATTTTAATAAGGAGATTTTTATCAACTGGAGGAAGAAAGTCGGAACCGAAGAAGCAGACCGTATTACCAAAGCAGCAACTAGTCGTGGCACAGATATGCACACGCTGGTAGAACATCATCTGAAGAATGAAGACCTACCAAAAGTCCGACCTATCTCAGATTTTCTTTTTAAGATCTCTAAAGAAAAACTGAAAAATATAAATAATATTTACGCTTTGGAAGGTTCCCTATATAGTAAGGAACTTGGTATTGCTGGAACTGTTGACTGTATTGCCGAATACGACGGTGAGTTAGCAATAATCGATTTTAAAACATCTAAGAAACCGAAACCACGAGAGTGGATCGAACACTATTTTGTACAGTGCATGGCATATGGTTGTATGCTGTACGAACTGACTGGTATTTCAGTCAAAAAACTTGTAATTATCATGGCATGTGAAAATGGAGAATGCGTCGTCTATGAAGAACGAGACAAATCAAAGTACATCAAACTTCTCAGCAAATATATTAGAAAGTTTGTTAGAGATAAACTGGAGCTCTATGGAACCAAATAAAGAACTAGAACAAGCTATCGAGAAGAAATTTCTAACACCTTCAAAATTTGCGCTTGAGATTGAAAAAATTGTTGCAGAGGAGTCAATGAACTACATTGATGCAATCTGTTACTATTGCGAAATCAACAGTATTGAGGTAGACTCTGTAACGAAACTCATTTCGAAACCTCTGAAGGAACGACTGAAGTGGGACGCTATCCGTCTTAACTTCATGAAGAAGACTTCAAGGGCAAAACTCCCTCTATGATTTCTCGTGATGAATTAATGCACCATCGCCTTCAGGCATGGTTGCGTGAAAACCAATCAGAAGATTTAGCGTACCTTGGGTATTATGAAGATACTCTTGGTATGCTAAAACATTGGTATCTAATCGCTGGCGAACATGAAGTCAGTGTAGATTGTATTGAAGGACTTGATTTGGTCGAAGATGAAAGTGACTCCCTTTGAAACCTACCAACATTATTTGTCATTAAAAAATCATTTTACAAATCCAAAGTATGACTTCTTTAAATATGGAGCAAAGACTAGGGCAAGTCTAACTTCTTTTAATAAGCGTAAGGATAAGTATTGGTTTGAAAAGACTTCTCGAAAGTACTCTGACGAAGAAGTTGTAGATTTTCTTGTATCTAATTTTTCTGCTGCTGACAACCCGCAAAACCTATGGATTGGCGAAATTATCAATTCTGGCGAAAGGACCTACGCCGAATGGAGGAAAAGGAAACAGAGTTCTACCTACTTGTTCAAAGAACAAAGCAACGAATTGCTCTCTCAGAACGAATTGGAGAGTCTATTCGACTGTTCTCAGGGTCATCCGAAGATTCTCAAAGAGTATCTAAGCGGCAGATTGTCGCTAGAAAACTTAGTGATTTACGACAGAATTTTCGGTTTTTCAAAAAGTTTTGATAAAAAACTGAATGATCCAGTGTGGGAAACCGTCAGTTTGAAACTAAAAAAATACGGACCATTCATAAATATTGATGTGTTCAACTACAAAAAAATATTAAGGGATCTAGTAGATGAGTGACTTTTTCAAATCTGATATCATTCAGGAAGAGCTGACAAAAATTAATAAACTACAAGAAAAGATCTATGGTAGTCTTCTTTCTTTTGGCGGAATGTCAAAGGAAGATAAGATAGAACATATCGACATGTTGCAGACCTTGCTCGAAAAGCAACGAGTGATGTATACTAGGTTGTCCCTTTCAGATGATCCAGAAGCGGTCGAAATGAAAGAGAACCTACGCAAGTCGGTTGCCATGATGGGATTCCCACCAGACACTGACATGCAAAATTTATTCAGTAGTATGAGTGCAACCATCGAATCTCTCAAAGCATACGTTGACGCCTGAGAGCATCCTTGCTATACTATCCGAGTAAATCCCCCGAATCCAAACTAATCCGAGGTAATCCAAATGTCTTTCGCAGACCTTAAAAAGCAATCTAAGCTTGGTTCCCTGACCCAAAAACTGGTCAAGGAAGTTGAAAAGATGAACAACAATGGTTCATCTTCTGGTGATGACCGTCTCTGGAAACTGGAGTGCGACAAGAGCGGCAATGGTTATGCCGTCATCCGTTTCCTCCCTGCACCTAACGGCGAAGACCTGCCGTTCGTCAAACTGTACTCTCACGCCTTCCAAGGTCCTGGCGGTTGGTACATTGAGAATTCTCTCACCACACTCGGTCAGAAAGACCCCGTGTCTGAGTACAACTCCATGCTGTGGAACAACGGTACGGACGCTGGCAAAGAAATGGCACGTAAGCAGAAGCGTAAACTGACTTACATCTCGAACATCTATGTTGTCAAGGATCCTGCAAATCCTGAGAACGAAGGTAAAGTCTTCCTGTACAAGTTCGGCAAGAAGATCTTTGACAAACTGACTGCTGCAATGCAACCCGAGTTCGAAGATGAGGAAGCAATCGATCCGTTCGACTTCTGGCAAGGTGCTAACTTCAAACTGAAGGCAAAGAACGTTGCTGGTTACCGCAACTATGACTCTTCCGAGTTCGCACGTCAGGAAGCACTCCTGGATGATGATGACGCCATGGAAGCAGTCTGGAAGAAGCAGTATTCCCTGCAAGACTTCGTTGCTCCTGAGCAGTTCAAGACCTATGAAGACCTGAAGAAGCGCATGGACTATGTGCTCGGTAACAAGGGTACTCCCCGCTTCCAAGACCAGGAAACTGTCGAAGAAGAGCAAGCATTCGAAGCAGAGCGTCGCGGTCCTGTGCGCGAAATGCCTCAGAACTTGCGCGATGAACTGAACGATCTGCAACCTACTCGTTCCTCTGTCGATGAGGATGATGAGGATGATGCAATGTCTTACTTCGCCAAACTTGCTGAATGAGATGGACGTATGAGAGAGCGTGCTTAACGCTCCTCGTTATTGCTACTTATTACAGTCTAATATTCAGGTAAACGCTAAGGGGAGACTAGTTCTCCCCTTTTTCATGGGGACTTGATGTTTGGATTTGTAGTTCTGATTAGAGTTTTGTTGATGTACTCAGAAGATTTGGTGTACTTCATGATAGACTTGAAGTCATCAACGAATGTTTCAACGTAACTTGGTTTTAGGATTCTGAGACGACGTTTTTCTTCATTAACCTCTGTCTCGTAACTAAAGTTAGTTACTGGAGTTACGACTTTACTTTGTGCTAGATTTAGTAGAGGATTTGCTGGATCTGGAATAGTAAAGTTACCATCGACAATTTTTCCAGCAGGAAGAATTAATCTATTGTTACTATCTCTAATCTCTTTAGTAACATAGTGCTTGACCGCATTAAGCTCCGTCCCATATTTTTTAGAGGCATAATTATACAGTTCGTAGTTTGACAGGGGCCATTCATTTCTGAGGTTAATGATCCCAGCACTTATAACTACAACCCAATCATAATTTGGATTTCCATAAATTTCTTCAGCAACAGCATCTGGACGCGCACCATCTCTTATGATATAGTTGTTGAATAAAGTGAATACGTTCTTTAGGTCATCTCTTAGTTTTACTCTACGAAATAAATTCTTCACCCTAATAAAGTCTAGGGAAGAATTCTTATCATTAAGAAATGATGGATATTCAATGTCTGGAATTTCTCTAAAGTAACTCATTAGTAACCTACTCCTCCTTCTCCTTGTCCTTGACTATAATCTCCGCTGTAAATAGCAGTAAGTTCTGAAAATCCTAGTGTTAATTGCATATGAACAGGTGTTCCGTCATCATAGGTTGCGTAAGTATTGGAACCCGTATAGTTGACTGCCATCCCTGTCAACGCCATGATTTTAAATCTATTTAAGAATGGGTGCATATCTGCTCCACTCATATATTGCAATTTAAAAACTTTTGGAGACTTTAAAAATACACCACTGACAGTGTTGGCAGTATCTCTAGTAGGAGACATATTTATTTTCAAAGTTCTAATAATCTCTTTTACCGTATCTGCTTCTTTTTTATTTCTTGGAACAATGTCCCATCCAAACTGAAAAGTTCTGCCAACTGTAGAATTGAATAGTAACTGTTGGTTTGGGTTGAGTGATATACCATTACTTCTACCAACTACTGCACCAACACTTGATCCTGCAAGAGCATTTGCAGCTAAACCCGCAGCATATCCAGATACCAGATTTTGTGCTGCTTGTCCGCCAACTTTTAAGACAGATTTTTTGATGTTATCTAGTTCACCACCCAAATTTTTAAAAGATTCTCCAAGATCAGCATTTTCTGCACCTTTTAAAAAAGCGTTCGCTGCTACAGCAACGCCTTGTGCTATTGGATTTAGTCCTCCAGCTTCCCAACTTGCAGAATTAGTATCAGCAACACCTTCTGGTATTGGTAATATTATTGTTGCTAAATTTTTATCTTTTCCAGTTTGTTGAGCTTCGTCGCTTGTTCTTAATCTTAATGAACCTCCACCACCAGCAAATTCTAAACCTGGAGGTGTAAATTCAAATATTTGTATTTTCAGGTAATCGTCAGATTTATCTAATTTCGTAAAAGGATATCTCAGTATCTTGGCACCTTCGGTCCCAGACGTGCTGCCAGCTTTTTCCGAATTATTTTTAGCAGTTTCTGAAGCGGGTTTTGTTGATCCGCTATAGTTTTTTCCAAGTCCCTTTTGCCTGGATATTTCTCTTGGATCTTGTACTGCCATTTATAGCAACTTTTTAGTTATTTAGACGCTTTTTTCCATATGATAATCTTTTAGCATCTTCAAGTTCTTCACCATCATCAATGTTGTATGTTCCTCCAACAATTTCTGGGAAAGTATACTGTCTGAAACCTGGCCAATGATAATTCAAACCTCTAAATCCCCATGAGAATACTTCAGTAACTGCAACTAAAGGAAATTCATCATATTGAATGTTTGGGGTTTTGGGGGAATATACAAAAGTATAATATTTTCCGACTTCTGGTACTGATTGGGATTCAGCACCCAATGCTTCCATAACGTCTTGCATTGTATCGTCAGGATCTTCTCCGCCGATTTTCTTTCTTACCAGGTTCGATAAGCGACTCATATCCCTAATTCGATTTCGGTAATAACTTTGAATTCCCAACCACGATCAGCACAATATTCTCTTGCTGCTGCCCATTTCGATTGATTCTTGGCATACTCATATGCTTCTCTAAGATAACCTTTTGTTTGTCTTTGAGGTTTCTTTGGAGGAACCGTTTGCTTCTTTGGTTTGATCTCAATTAGATACTTTTTGATTGTGTTGTTTGACTCCTTTATCTTAATATAGAAGTCTGGAAAGTATCTATGAACTCTTCTATCAACAGGAGAGCGATATGGTACAATAATTTCTTCGCTTCCCCATTCTAAAATGTTTTCATTCAGGTCACAGTATCTCATGAACTTTCTTTCCCAAAGAGACCTGTAAATAATGTTGGTTGGATCTCCTTTGTATTTTTTTGGAAATGATGGTTGATATTTTCCTGAATATGCCATCTAAATAACAATAACGAATCATACTAGGTATTTAGTTTGTCAGCACCACTTCCTAGAAAAATAAGCGATTTCAAAAGAACTCTTACGAATCTTGCACAGACATCTCACTATGAAGTTCGTTTTGGCGCAGCTCCTGGACCATTGGCAAGTTACTTGTCCTCAAGAGGTGTGGACCAGAGATTTATTGGTGGTGATCTAGGACTACTATGTTATAGTGCATCATTACCCTTTGCTTCAAATGCAACTGTTAATGTAACTGGTAATTTTTCAGGAGTAACTGAAAAGTTTGCTCATACAAGATTATATACTCCTATCAATTTAGAATTTTATGTCGATAAAGATTATAAGGTCATAAAGTTCTTAGAACACTGGATGGAATTTATGAACAGTGGTTCATTTAATCCACAAAATGAAACATCAAACTCTGGTGGATTTTCGCAAGCAGATCCAAATTACTTTGCGAAGATGCAGTATCCAGACACTTATAAGATGGATCAAACTAAGATTACGAAGTTTGAAAGAGACTATCTTAATAGTATAGAATATACATTTTTTGGATTATTCCCAAGAGCAGTTTCTCCTGTCAGTGTTGGTTATGATCAATCCAGAAATTTGATAGCATCTGCTAGTTTCGAATATACTCGTTATGTTTCTGGAAGAATTAATAGTATTGATCAGAAGAGAGGTACTGCAAATAATAAAGAACCTCAAGCTAAGGATTATGTTGGTGTTAAACCAGCAAATTTAACAGAAGCTACTGATGCTAGGATAAAAACAGAACCCTGGGTTGGTAAAACTAGAGGTGAGTTTGGGTCTGTAACATTTGATGCCAAGACCGCTAGTAATTTCACTGCTGGCGAAAAGACCGATAAATAATTTTACTGACATCATTCTAGGTTATGCCATTACCTGTAATTTCTACACCAACATATGAGTTGGATTTGCCTGTCACTGGTAAAAAAATCAAATACAGACCTTTTCTTGTAAAGGAAGAGAAAATTCTCATCATTGCAATGGAGTCTGAGGATGAGAAGCAGATTGGTAGAGCAGTGAAGGACGTTCTTTCAAACTGCATTCTTACAAGAGGTATTAAGGTCGATAAACTTCCTACTTTTGAGATCGAGTATCTATTCCTGCATGTTAGGGGTAAATCTGTCGGAGAATCTGTCGATCTCTTGATTACTTGCCCTGATGATGAACAAACTCAAGTTCCTATTGGAATTGATTTGGATGAGATCAAGATTGAAATTGATGAAGCACACAGTAGAGATATTGTTCTTGATGATAACTACACAATGAGAATGAAGTATCCGTCATTGGATCAGTTCATCAAGTCAAACTTCAACCAAACTGACGTGTCGGTTGATGAAACCTTTGAATTGATTTCTGGATGTATCGAACAAGTTTTCAGTCAAGATGAAGCATGGAGTGCTTCTGATTGCACTAAAAAAGAATTGTTTGCTTTCTTAGAACAACTTAATTCAAAACAGTTCCAGGCAGTTGAAAAGTTTTTCGAAACCATGCCTAGACTTTCGCATTCAGTAAAAGTTAGGAATCCTAATACTGGTGTTGAGAGTGATGTTGTTCTAGAAGGACTTGCATCTTTTTTCGGGTAGCGATGGCTCATGAAACTCTTGAGTCATACTTTAAAACCAATTTCGCCCTCGTGCAACATCATAAATACTCACTAACAGAGCTGGAAAATATGATCCCCTGGGAGAGAGAAATTTATGTAACTCTCTTGACACAATACATTGAGGAAGAAAATCTTAAGAACGGACTAAGTAATGGCTGAAGATCCTAGAGTCATCGCACAACGAGGAGTAAATCCACTAACAGGTTCTTACCTTTCTAAAAGGGAAAGAATTGCGATGTTTAGGAGTGTAAACGTATCTTCTTCCGCTTTTGGTGGTGGAGGCGGAGGAAGAGGTCTAGTTAGATCTAGTGCTGCTATTGTTCCTCAGACTACTGCCATTGTAAGAAGAAACGAACAAGATATCGGAACTCTATCAGATAGTGTTAGAGTTATTGCAGCAAAGGTACAAGATCTTGGCGGAACTGTAAATACTGTTGCAAATTCTGTAACTAAGAATCAACTACTAGAAGCAGAGAAAGCAAGGCAAGAAAATAAGCAGGAAGAACAACTTGCTAATGAAGCATTAAGAACTGGTAGAGAGGATGAGTTAGAGAAAAAACTACAGTCATCTCTTCTAAAACCTGTACAGGCAATTATATCAAGAGCACAAGGAATATTTGAAAGGATAAAAACTGCTTTAGGATTTCTTCTTGGTGGTTGGTTAACTAAAGCGGGTATTGCTTTATTTGACGCAAGAAGAAAGGGATTGACTAAGAGATTTGAAGAGTTAAAGAAAAATCTTAGAAACAGTCTCATACAAATTGGAGCAGTTTTATTAGCAGCAACTCTTGGATTTGGTATCCTTGGTAGAATTTTGAGTCGATTGGCATTTAAAATTGCTGGTCTATCTGCAAAGATTTTATTATTACCATTCAGAGCACTGAGTAGACTTGGATTAAATCTTCTAAGAAGGTTGCCAGGATTTTCTAGAGCAACAGTAACTGGTACTCAAGGAGCAAGATTGACAAATACTGCCAGAAATGTAGTAGGAGGTGGTGCTAGAGTAACTACTAGCGGAGGTAGAGTTGTTCAGGGAGGAGCAAGAGTAACTGGAGCAGTTGCTCAAACAGGTGCAAAGGTTGGTATGGGAAGATTAGCAGCAGGATCTTTACCCATTCTTGGTGCCCTTGTTGATGGATTTGCTGCTATCCAAGAAGCTGGAAGAGGTAACTGGCAGGGTGCAGGTTTATTCTTAGCAAGTGCTGGAGCAAGTTTCTTACCAGGAAAGGGTACACTTGCTTCCATTCCTCTAACTGCTGCAGCAATCGCACAGTCTGCAACATGGAAAGGTGATGCAATAGAAGATCCTAAAATTGAACCTCTAGCGGAAGCTGCTGCAGAAGGAAAGACTACTCTTTCTCCAGAGAGTATTCAACCTACAGCAAAATCCTCAATGGCAGATTTAGGACCTTTGCAAGAGATGGCACCAGAAGCAGTATTAATTCCACAACAATCTCAAATACGAGATTCTTCGAGACCAGACTCTTCAATTGGATTTGATACACCCCAAATACCTTCATCCAATACTGATAATTTCTATACCATGTACTCTAAACTGGTATACAACGTAGTAGACTGATATGGCAATCGCATTACTACCACCTAGCAGAACAACATCTACGTCAAGAATGAAGTCCGTTCTTAGCGGGATGAAGACTAGTTTGCAAAAAACTACAACAACTGCTACGAATGTAAGAAGAACCCTTGCTAAAACAACAAGAATAAAGGCAAATGCTATATTCAGAAGTAAACAACTCTTCAATAGAAGAAGAGCAAATAAGAGAAGGAGAGATGCTGAGTCTCAAGTTGAAGCGGCACAGATAAACAACATAACACCAAGTTCTGCCGTAACTTCAGGAATCGCAGCAGGAGGCGGCGGATTTTTTGGTAGATTGATGAAAGCAGTGGGAATTCTCGCTGTTGGTTGGTTGATAAAAGCAGGTCCTATGTTGTATAGGATGGGACTGGAATTTATTCGTAGAGTAAGAAGACTTGGCAGTCTAGCAAAAAGTTGGTTTGATGGATTTATAAAACTTCCTGGGGATCTATTAGGAATAGCAGGAGCATTTGTCACAAATCTTGCTACTTTCGATTTTACCGATTCCAAAGGAAGAATGGAAAAAGCATTTGGAGAAATGCAAAGTAGTCTTGATCAAATGGGTGCTGCCATTGATGAGACAGGGAAACTTTTTTCTACTCCATTGACTGAGGTAGTTCCTGAAGGTGGTTCTTCTGAGCAGCAGGGAAGTCAATCTGAAACTGGAGTAACACCATCTGCAGCATCAACGGGACAAGTATCCGAACAGCAAGTATATGCCTATCTAATATCTAAGGGATTGACTAAGAATCAAGCACTTGGTATTATGGCAAATATTCATGCAGAAAGTGGATTTAGACCAGCTGCTGATGAAGCGGGAGATGGATCTCAAGGTGTTGGACTATTTCAATATACTTTCCCATCAAGAAAAGAAGCATTCTTAAAATCAGTACCAGACTATAAAACAAACTGGAAAGGTCAGCTTGATTACGCAATCGATCAGGATCCTAATACTAAACCATATCTTAATAGGAAATGGAATGATCCAAAAGAAGCAGCATCATGGTGGATGAGGCAGTGGGAAAGACCAGATAAGTCTTTGTATCAATCTAGAGATAAAAAACATAATAATTGGATTGAGTCTTTCAAGGCAACACCTCCTGCTCCTAGAGTTACTAGTTCTAGTATGAGTCTTATTCCTCAGGGGATGAATGAAAGAGGAGGACTTATTCAGGGAGGATCTGGTACTACGGAAATGCAATATGCTACACATTTCCATATTGATTCGAAGGATGGTAAAAGAACTCCAGAAAACTTAGCAGGCATTAGAGAAGTCTCATTTCAAGCAGCAAAAGCAATGTTTGCTAGAGGATCTTCTGTACACTTTGGAAGTATCAATCAAACTCTGCATAAAAATCCTGGCGATGCAAAATTAAAACAGATCATTCAGGCAGAACAAGATGCTCATGCAAAGAGAAGTAGTGCTGCTGTTGATATACAGGAGTTAAATTCTAAAGTCAAGAGAACATTCCCAGGACAACCAGGATCTGCAACTAAGTTCCCCTTCAAAGTTGGTGAAGTTTACATGAGAGGTGGTTATGGTAGAGAAGCAGAAATTTTAGGAACAAATGGGATTACAGTTTCTCATGGCGCTGAAGGTTCTATTGCAAGTCCTGTTTCTGGAACCGATTTGCAGGCATCATTAACACCAACACAAACTAGACAAGTGATTCCTGTAGTTGATACTAGACCTACAGAAAGTCAAAGAATGGAATCAAGTTCAAAAGGATCTTCAATGATTGCCTCAGTTCCTTTACCTGAAGGTGATGTGTTAAATAGACTTATGAAGCAAAAATTTATAACTGATCTCGCTTACCTATAATGTCAACTCAAGAGTCTAGAATAAAAGAAGTAATTATAGAGTCTAATGACAAGAAGAGAACTGTAGATTTAACTGCTTCTCTTGTCGAGTTTCAGTACTTTGAAGACGTTTTTTCTCCAACAATAACAGCAAAAATGGTCTTGGTTAATGCTAACCAAACTATTGCTCCAGCAAATGATGATGGAGAAGCAAAGGGTGAATTGATGAGTGTTTATAATGGTCTACCTCTTAGAGGAGGAGAAAGAGTCAAGATAACAATTGAAGCAAACTCTCAAACAAATAAAGATCTTGAGTTCAATGATGAAGACACTTTCTTATATGTGTCTAGTATCAGTAATGTTATATCAAATTCCCAAAGGGAAATATTTACCCTACACTTGACATCTAGAGCAGCAATCACTAATGAGACATCTAGAGTTGGTGGAAGATATGATCCTGGAAACCCTATTTCTTCATCAGTAGAGACTATATTGAAAGAAAAACTAAAACTTTCTCCTCAGCAGATTGATGTTGAAAAGACTAGTAATAAGTATGGGTTTATTGGCAACATGCGTAAACCATTTACTGTTTTGACATGGTTGGCATCTAAGTCAGTGCCCAATATTTCTGGAGATGCTACTGCTGGATTTTTATTCTACCAAACTCAAAATGGATACAAATTTAAATCCATTGATAAGTTAATTATGCAAAATCCAGTTGCCGCTTATCTTTATTCAGAAACGGTAGAAGGATTTGATGAGTCTGGAAAAAAGATATCTAATGATTTTAAGATTTTGAAGTATAATACTGAGAAGAATCAGAATCTTATAGAGAAACTAAAGTTAGGTGCATATTCAAGTTATAGAACTTTTTTCAATCCTTATACTGGCACATTTACCGATCCCCAGAAAGGAGTTTTTAAATTTACCGATTACAAAGACAAAGTAAATAATTTAGGAGAAGATTTTAAATTACCAAAATTATCGGACGATCTAGAGGGAAAAGATCTTGGAGAAGTTCCTACTAGAATCTTTACTTCAGTTCTTGATGTTGGAACTTTTCATAAGACCCCAAAGGACGCTGATGCTAGAAAAGTTAACGCGGATCAAGAAAAATATCAGTCTCAATCAGTAATGAGATATAATACTCTCTTTACTCAAATCCTGAACATGACCGTTCCTTTGAACAGTAATTTAGTTGCAGGAGACGTAATCAAGTGTTCTTTTCCCAAAGTATCTGAGAAGGATAAGTCTCAAATTGACGATGAACAAAGTGGACTATATATGATTAAGGAACTATGTCATTATTACACTACTGAACATTCGTATACGTCTATGAAGTTAGTAAGAGATACTTTTGGCAGCAATCTAGAAGCTAGAGAGTAATGATAGACGAATCACTATTACAAAGTAATTTTTTAGGTAGAGATGGATTCCGCTGGTGGGTCGGTCAACTTCCTCCTGCGCCATTTCATAATCAGGGCGCACAAGGTTGGGGAAATAGGTATCGTGTTCGTATTATGGGATATCATCCATTCTACGAATCTGAACTTGCCAATGATGAACTTCCTTGGGCGAACGTTCTCCTACCTACAACTGCTGGTAGTGGAAAGCAAAACAATGCTGCCAGTGTAGCATTATCTCCTGGGGATGTAGTATTTGGATTTTTCCTAGATGGTGACAATGCTCAAGTTCCTGTTATAAGTGGAACTTTTGGCAATACTAGTGTTGCTTCTATTGCTGGTGAATATAAAGGACCATTTGTTCCTTTTACTGGTTATACTGGAGATGTCCCAAAACCAAACTCATCACCTGGCAGTGGAACTCTAGCTGCTGCAGAAAATAATGAGACAGGAAGCGCGGCATCACAAGAATCTCCATCTGCTCGCTCTGAGTCAAATGCTAAAAAGACAAATGGGGTTGCAGCAGCTGCTGGTATTGGGGACGAGTTAGTTCCAGCGAATGCGTGTAATGATACTGCTATTGATAATATTACAAAAACAATCAATAACTTCATCAAAAAAATTGAGAACTTACAAAATGATGTAGCAAGAGCAAGAAGAGAAGTTAGAAGAGTTGCTAAGAATATATTAAAGGATGCAAACAAGATCGTTGGAAAAATGGTCCAATGGTTATCTGATAAACTTATTGGTCTCGTTAAAGAGGGATTGAAGTTTTTATATCGATCAGTATTTGCAAAGATTCTTGCTGTTAGTGGAAACCCAGTTGCAGCACACCTTGGTGGTGTAGCAGCACAGACAGCAATGGTTGTACCAACTAATCTACTAGAAAAAGCATTATCATGCTTAGTTGGTAATGTAACAAATATATTGTATGGAACCATTGAGAACATGCTATATTCTGTTGTAGACAACATTACCAATTTTGTAAGTTGTGTTGCAGATCAGTTTGTTGGATCGATTCTCAATAAGATTATCAATCAAGTTGCGAGTTTCTTGGATGGTCCTTTAGCAGCAATCTCAAAAATATTGTCTGCTGGATTTAATGTTGCCAACTTACTTAGAAGTACTATTGGAGCTATTGCTGGTATTGCAGCATTATTTGGTTGTAATCAAAATAAAGATAAGTGTAAGGGAGTAAAAACTACGATTACTCTAGGAAAGAATCCTGCAGTAGACTTAAAGAATGAACTTGGCAATATTCTTGCTGCAGGAAATGAGTTAGCAGCATCATTGACAGATTTCCCAGATTTCAGTAACTTTAGTAATCCTCTCTCTGCTTGTTATGGAGGTTATCCAACAGACTGTAATAAACCTTTAATTACTATTTTTGGTGGCAATGGTTCTGGTGGTGCTGCAGAAGCAATCATGGGAACTATTGTTAGATCAGCAACTGACGCAACTGCTAGTGTTATTGGAGTTAAGATAACAAATCCTGGTCAGGGATATGAGTTCCCACCATTTATACACATTGCAGATAATTGCAATAAGGGATATGGTGCTGTTGCTAGATCAATCATTAATGATCAAGGTCAAATTACATCGATTTACATAGTTTCTGATGGAGAGGGTTATCCTCCAGGAGAAGAAGAAGATGTCGCTGTAGTCGATACTGTTGTAGACTTCCCTGGTATTGGATACAACGATGATGATATTGCTATCGATGACAACGGAACAGAGTATGCGATCAAGACTGATAAAGGATCCATCGTCTCTCTAAAACCGATAAATATCAATATAATAAAAGATCTACCATCAATTAGAATAATAAGTGATACTGGATCTGGGGCAAGAGTTCGACCAGTATTAGATACTCCAGAAGTTACTGGTGATGTTCAACAAGTTATCGATTGTATTAGCTAATGACAAAACCAGCAGATAAATGTAATCATGCAGCAAGGAAGTATATTTCCTTAGGTCCTCATTTTAGAATAGATGCAGATAATCCTCAATTTGGGGAGAGAGGTAAACTTTCATATCTTCTCTATTCCTACACTGATGATGAGGATAAACATGCAGAATTTTTATCTGCTGATGGAACTTGGTCAGTTTTCAATGATAGATCGATTGAAATTGTTGGCGGTGCTAAGAATGAAGCAGAGAAAGGTCAAGATGTAACTATTGTTGCTAAGACTGGAGAACTTGTAATTCAGGCAGATGGTAATGGTGCTGTAAGAATCAAAGGTCCTAATATTGTCATTGAAGCGACAGAAGATCTTGATCTAAAGGCAGGTAGAAATATAACTTTCACCTCTGATGACAAAGTTGTTGTGACTTCTAATCAGATGGATATAGCAGCAACTTCTGGTAATGTTGCTAAAGGTTTTGCAATCGATCTAGTAAGTCAAGCATTTTCTGGTAGTTTTGTCGGTGCTGATGTTCTACTTAAACTGATCGGTGGAGCATCGCCAATCAAACTCCCATTCTTAGGATAAGAGGAGGTTAGATATGGAAGAAGAAGGACAAGATCTATCAGTATTTGGTCAAGAGACCATATTTAATGAGGACGCAAAGTTCTATAAAGACGTTTATGTCTTTGGTAGACTGTATTATGACTTTGAATCAGGAATAACCGAAAAATTTGGAGATGTTCAATTTGATGGTAATGCCATATTTAATGGTATTACTACATTTACTGGAGATGTAGATATACAAAAAGAGTTAGAATTCCTGCAAGTTGGTATTCTAACTGTAACACAAGAATTTTATGTTGGCGAAAGTCCTGATGAGAACGTTCTGAACATTAGATCTTCTGATGGTCGCCTTGGGGTCGGGTCTACAGCACCAACACAGACTCTTGACGTTCAGGGTAACATGCGACTGCACAGTCAGTTGTATGACTCTCTCAATAATCCTGGTGTTCTTGGAGCATTCTTAACTAAAGACGTAACTGGTGTTAAGTGGGTTGAGTTTGAACCATCCTTTAGTGAAGGTATTTTTGTCTACAATGAAGGAACTCTTGTTGGTACTTCATCTTTCCGTGGACTAAACTTAATTACCAATTCTGGAGGAGCTACACTTGAATTGGTAGAGGGTTCTGTTAATCCTTTGAACCCAAACATTGCCGATATTACTATTAAGGACTTCTGGGAAAAGAGACCTGCTGGTCTGGTTACAAGTTCTTACATTGGTATTGGTCTAACTAATCCAACAGAAATTCTTACTGTAGAAGGTAATACTAGACTACAGGGAGATCTACTTGTTCTTGGCATCTCTAGTTTCTTCCAGAGAGTTGAACTGAGTGATGGTTTTCTCGCTGCTGGTGCAGGATCTACAATTCTGTCCGATTTTACTGTAACTGGTATTACTACAGTTGATAATGATTTCAACGTTGGTGAAGGTGGAGATGCTAGATTCGAAAATCAAGTTAGGGTAGAAGGTAATACGGAGTTAGATAACTTTTTATATGTTGGTTCTGCAACTACACTTGCGAGTAGTTTTAGAGTAGTTGGTGTTTCTACTTTCTTAAATCAAATTCAAGTAGGAAATGGCATATCAGTACAAGACTATATTCAAGCTGGTGCTGGTGCAACTATTGGTGGAGACTTATTAGTAGGTCTTGGAGCAACAATTGACGGAACTCTTAATGTAAAAGACGCTGTAGAATTTGATGATTCCTTAGAAGTTACTGGTGTTGTAAACTTCTTAGATACTCTAACAGTATCTGCAAACACTATACTTCAAGGAGAACTGAATGTTGTTCAGGCAGTAGACTTTGATGATACCTTAAATGTTGATGGAAATACAACATTACAAGGTACTCTTGGGGTTGGCCAGAATGGATCAGTTATTCAAACAACTGGAATTGGATCTGTTGGTTTTGGAACTGCAGATCCCCAGAGAGATGTTGAATTTACTGAGAAGGATGTATATTTTAATGGTGGCGCGATATATGACTCAAACAATCAGTTAGGAGTTACCTCAGAATACACGGATGAAAGATATAGAGTTCCTAGAACAGTTTTATCTCAGGTTGGTGTAGGTACAACAGGACTGATTGCTCCTAGATTCTTTGATGCTGCAAATCTAATCAGGCTCAATCTAGACTTTATTGCTGGGGAAGCGGTTGGTTTCATCACCAGTTACGAATACAAAGATCCCCCATTCTCTCTGAATACATCAAACTACAGAAATTGTAGAGATGATATCAAAGAGATTCTGAGATCTGTCTGTACTGATATTACAAAGGGTGGAAACTCTAGTACAGTTGGTGCAGGTTTATCATATTACAATGGTGCAACACTGCTGCATATTACAGGTACTGATGTAAATGGATATTCAATCAAAGATGCAACAGTAGAAGCAGTATCCAAAGCAGGAGAAGTATCCAAGTATGTAATCAATAACGCACTTTATCCCAGATCATATCAAATTCCAGCGATTAATGATCTGTATGCGGATGCATCTCGCATGATTTTCCTTAATAAGGATTTCATTGCTGCAGAGGCAGTTGATAGAACTAAAAACGCATATCCATCGCTAACTATACCTAATAGCGATGAAAGTTGTATTGATGACATTAAAGAAGTACTAGATGCTCTAGTCTATAACTTATCATTTAGTGGAAATGATAGAATTTATGATGCTGCAAAATATTATATTGAAGAAGCGTTCTTAGCAGGAGAAGAGCAAGAATCCATCTATGCGTATGAACAGGCAAGAGACATTGCCATTGATGTAATGAGAAATAATACCGTTACTAAGATATCGGGAACTCTCAATACATATACTCAATATAAAGATCCATCAATTACTGGAGATAGTGTAACTCCAACTTGCCAAGATCAGGCATCTTCTATTACAACTCTGATTGGAATTGTTACGACTGGTATTGGACTAACAATACTTCCAGATACAAGAACAAACTCTTATGCATTATTCTCTCCTCAGGTAATTGATCCAACTGTAAAGGTTGACCCTGCAGTAGGAAGCAATCATGATCCTAATGGTTGTGCAAACGTATACTCATCTATCAACACTCTGATAGGCATTGCAACAGATATTATTAGTATTGGTACTACTGCAGCTCCTTCTCCAATTCAATATCCAGATTCAAAAGTTGTCTGGGCACCTAGAGGTGGAGATCCTAAGAATATTGTATTTGTTTCTAAGTTTGGAAATGATGAGAACAGCGGTAGAACGGAAGGCGATGCAAAACTAACCATTGGTGGTGCAGCAGCAGTTGCTCTACCAGGAGATACGATTTATGTAAGATCTGGTGTTTATGCGGAAAATAATCCAGTCGGTTTAAGAACAGATGTTAGTGTTACTGGACAAGATCTACGTCTAGTAACAGTATATCCTCAGCATGATGATGATGTATTCCATGTAAGAAGAGGATGTCTGATTGAGAACTTGAACTTTGCATATAGTCCAGATCCATTTGATGATAACGCACCATTGACAATTAAGGGTGCTGCTGTTGCATTCCCACCACCAGCTGGTATTGGTAGTGCAAGATCTGGATTCTTAGATCCAGGTCCATGTAATGAAGGTCCTAGCGGAAGATGGAGATCTCCATACATCCGTAACTGCACAAACTTCATGACCGATAGTATTGGTATGAGGATTGATGGAGACCATGTTGGATCTGCATTTACTGGTGCAGTCAATCCAGGACAAGATCTTAAGTCCATGGTCTGCGACTCATTTACTCAATACAACGAAAATGGTATTGGAGTTTCGATCACCAATAATGCATATGCACAGTTGGTTTCGATCTTTACGATTAACTCTCAGATTGCAATCTACTGCGATACTGGCGGATCATGTGACCTTACCAACTCAAACTCTTCCTTCGGTATCTTTGGTCTAGTTGCTGATGGTGTTGGTAGAATTGACTTTACTGGAGTTACAACTACAGCAACTATTGGCGGAGACGCTGACTCATTTGAGTTAGTTGGTGTTGCTGATACTCTTGGCAATTTCAGAAGACCATATAACGGTCAAGCACTATACTTCAGTATTGACCTTGCTGATTATGATGATACTACTCAGACAGGTATTCTAACTGCTCCATTGAGATCTTTGAGAAGTATTGGTATTCTTAATGGAGGAAGCGGATATACTCAGACATCTCCTCCTGCTATTACAATTTCTTCTCCAGGTGGTCCAGAAGGAATTACTGCTGAAGGTAGTGCAAACGTTAGTGCTGCTGGAACAATTACTTCTATTGACGTTACTAATGAAGGTAGAAACTATCTACCAAATGAAGAGATTATAATTACGATTGCTGGTGGTGGCGGAGGTATTGCTACTGCAATTACCGAACCAATTTACTACACTGTTGCTGAAGCGACAGAACCAACAGCAACTGCTGGACTTTCAACTGTCACTCTTGATCAGTTCGTACCTTATAACGTTGGTGTTGGAGTTAGCGTTGAAATGTTTAGAATTAGTAGAATTCTGACAAGTTCACACTCGTTTGAATATGTCGGCACTGGTGTCAACATAAATAGAGCGAACCCCTTCCAAGGTGGTGTTCCTATCCCAGAAAATGAGGTTGTTGCTACGAACGGAGCACAAATTCCATTCACTAGTACCGACCAAGCTGGAAACTTCAAGATTGGCGAAGGTATTACAATTGACCAAACAACTTCGACAATTAGAGGTCGAGATTTTAGTAGAGCAATCCAAGCGGAAGTTACCCCTCTCATTCTAGCACTAAGATAATATGGCAGTCGCACCAGTCAATAAGTTTTTAACGGTAGCAGTACCTGTTGCACCAGGACCTCAGAAGATTTATGAGGTTCCTACTGGCGTATCATCAATTCTGCTGTTCGCTCAGGTTTCTAACGTATCTACTGCCACTACATATCCCAATGTAACTTTCTGGCATAGAAGAACAACCAGAAGCACATCAAACTTTAGAGATACTCGCGTCATCAGAGGTATCGATGTTCCTCCAAATGATGCTGTAGTTTTGGTTGATGGTCGTCTTGTTCTTGAGAAAGACGCTATCAAAATCGACTCAATCTACGTTGATGCTATTCAATCTGGTATCGTATCAGTAACTGGATGCGACTATGACGAACCATCTGGAATTGTAACTGTAACAACTCTAACTCCACATGGATTTGTTGCGGGGCAAGAAATCACAATGTCGGGTCTAGAATTTATCTGCCCCTCAGGTTCTGGAATTACAACTACAATCTTCCCAGATCCTCAATCATCTTATGTTGTAGATTCAATTGTCAATCCTGGTCAAGTAGGAACATCAAAGACGTTTGTAGCAAATATTGGAAGCGCCGCTGGAATCGCTCATACATATATTGGAAGTCCTCAACACACATTTGTTAGTGCTGGAACAAGTTCAGTAATATCTGGCGGTGCTTTTGATCACAAGTTCGTAAGTTCTCTGGCAGACTCTATTAAGATCGCTGGTGCTGGAAATACAACTCCAACGAATGCAGTTTATACACCTGCAGATGGAAACTTAGTATTTACAGTTCCTAATCATGGTTTAACTGCTGGTGTAGAAACTATTGGTATCGCAACAGATAGTTTATCTTTTACTTGTTCTTCAGACAATCATCAGTCTATAAGAACATATCCTAGAACAAAAGATCCAATACATGATGACTTTAATATTGCAATTACCACAAATACTACTGATACCTTCACTGTAAATGTTGGCATTTCGACGTTTATCTATCATACACCAACTAACGCTACTTATGATCCTGCAACTGGAGAATTAGTTTTAACACTTACATATCATGAGATAACCGCAGGTAATGGAGTTTCCGTTCGCTTGGAACCAGAGTCTATTACATTTACATGCGATTCTGATAATAATACTACACCTCAGAGTTATCCAAGAACAACTGATCCTGCATACAATACTTCTGTTGCAGTAGCAGCAACAACTGCAAATACGATTAGTTTGAATGTTGGACCAATTAGCGGGGGCAAAGTTGCTCCGCTTCAAATGGAATTCATTGCAAGTATTCTAGAGAATAGCACGACATAATTATGGCAAATAAGGATAGATATTTAAGTGGAAAAAGAAAGCTAGCACCTTTAACGGGTCTTAGCACAGATAGACACGTATATTTGTCTCCAGAAGAAACAGAACCTAACCTTGGGTATCCAGGAGAAAAGGCACTCCCCCTCAAGGACGAATATTATCAGTTAGTTTCTTTTGATGGTGCTGGTCAATATGACCGTTATTGGCAAGTTGCTCCTGTTGGAATTATAACCACAGGAATTTCAGTATTTGATGAAGGTAGTCTGGTTGGTACTGGTAATAGTATCAACAAACTAAATTTTGTTGGAAATATTGTAACTGCTACTGCCAACGCATTTGGTTCTATTTCAACTATTACTATTGCTCCTCCAGGTAATGATAACGAGATAATCTGGAATGACAATGGAACCTTCGGATCTTCCCCGTTCTTACTGTTTGATGATGTAACTGGTATTCTAACAACTACAAAAAGATTCCATGTCGGAACTGGCGGAACAATTATTTCGACAAAGGAATCTGGTTACGTTGGAATCAATACAATAGATCCATCTCAAGAACTACATGTTCAAGGAGATCTAAGAATTACTGGAACCATCTATGATTCTGCTAATGATCCAGGTGTTAATGGCGAAATTCTTGTAAAGACTGCCTTTGGAGGCATGGAATGGCAGTCTAGTGGTGCTGTTGTTTCTGGTGCTGGCGGAACTATCGGTCAAATTCAGTTTCATGGTACTGCTGGTCTAGTTGATGGTGCTACTAATTTCTGGTACGACTATACAAATAATCGCATTGGTATTGGTTCTACAACTCCAAGATTTATTTTTGACGTTGTAGGAGACTCTGGATTCTCAGGAACAGTAGAAACAAAAAATCTTACCGTAACTGGTGTTTCTAGTTTTATTGGAGTTTCTACATTCAGCGATCAAGTAGTCATTGGTTCAGCAGTATCTACTTCAGATTTAACTGTAGACGGCGCAGGATTCTTCTCTGGTATTGTTACTGCTACTGAGTTTGACGGTAAAGTCAGCAGAAAAGCAATTACTGAGCAAACATTGACTACATCTGCAGATGGAGCTAATGATCTACTCCTAATGTATGATCTATCTGAAGATGAATTGAGAAAGATCAGCATTGAAGATGCTTCTTTCCAAGGTGTTCAGGGAATTCAAGGTTATCAAGGTGTTCAGGGAACACAAGGAACAACTGGAGATCAAGGTATCCAGGGACGCCAAGGTCTTCAGGGAATTCAAGGTCTTCAGGGTCTTCAAGGTATTGGTGGAGGTCCAGGATCTCAAGGTTTACAAGGAATAACTGGCGAGCAGGGTATCCAGGGTATTCAAGGTATCCAAGGTGAACGTGGTCCCCAAGGTCGTCAAGGTATCCAGGGTCTTAAAGGAGATCAGGGTATTCAAGGTCTTCAAGGTATCAGTGGACAATTAGGTGGAGTAGGAACTCAAGGTTTCCAGGGTATTCAAGGTATCCAGGGTATTCAAGGTGCTCAAGGTATCCAAGGTCGTCAGGGTCGCCAGGGCATCCAGGGTCGTCAGGGTATTCAAGGTATTCAGGGTCGCCAGGGTCTTCAGGGAGAAACTGGTGCTCAAGGCGATCAGGGTATTCAGGGCATTCAGGGTCAGGTTGGTGCAGGTGCTCAGGGCACTGACGGTCAATCGATTCAGGGTCTTCAGGGAGATTTTGGTCCTCAGGGTCCTCAAGGAAACCAGGGTTTGCAAGGCGTCCAAGGCGAACAGGGTTTACAGGGTATTCAGGGTATTCAAGGTGTTCAAGGTTTCCAAGGTCGCCAAGGAATCCAGGGAAACAATGGAGACCAGGGAACACAGGGTTTGCAGGGTGTTCAAGGTGTTCAAGGTCGCCAAGGCATTCAAGGTGACAATGGCGTAGGAAGTCAGGGTATTCAGGGATACCAAGGAACTCAGGGATTCCAAGGAACAGATGGTGACCAGGGTGTTCAAGGTCGTCAAGGCATTCAAGGTATTCAAGGTTTCCAAGGAAGACAGGGATTAACTGGAGAAGGAAATCAGGGTATTCAAGGTATTACTGGACAACAAGGTATTCAAGGTTTCCAAGGTATTCAAGGTATTAGCGGAGAAGGTAATCAAGGTCTTCAGGGGATTCAAGGAGAACAAGGTTTGCAGGGTGCTGGAGCTGGTACTGGAACTGTTGCTTCTGGCACCATTGTTTACTTTGCTGGAGATAATGGAGGTTCTGGGGGTCCATCACTTACAGGAACTGGTTATATAGAATGCGATGGCGCTTCATATAACAAAATATTTTTTCCAGATTTGTTCAATGCTATTGGATTCTTCTGGGGCGGTTCAGATCCAGACTTTAATGTTCCAGATTTGAGAGGTGAATTTATTAGAGGTTGGGCAAATACTTCTTCAGTTGACTCTGGAAGATCCTATGGTAGTTTCCAGAATGACCAATATCAGTCTCACACTCACGATATTACAGTCTATACTAGCGGAGGTGGAACACAGATCGCTGCAGAAAACGCATCTGGAACTGCAACTAGAGAAACTGGTCTACCTAACGCAACTAACGGCGGAAACTTTGGTTCTGAAACAAGACCAAGGAACTACGCTCTCATCGCTTGTATTAAGACATAAATACTTTCAACTTATCAATATTTCATTAAAGACAGATGCCATCATACACAGTTACATGTAAAACCGCAGATGGGGTTGAGCGCACTGTTGAAGTGACAGAAGGTGCTAATGTCTGCCCTATCTACAATTATCATAAGACTGGGAGATATCTACTTTCCAAAACTGAAGCAAAACCATTTCCTCTTGCTGGACAAAACTATTATGTTGCTCCTGCACATGCAACTCCAGTCGCTCCTCCTGAGAGAGAAGTTGGTAAAGTAAGAGTATTTGATCCAGACACTCAGACTTGGAGTCAGGTAACGGATCATACTACTGTTAGTTATTGGTCAACACAAGAAGCTTCTCTTACACAACCCGTTAGCATTTCAGATCCAGTATCCGAACCTGTTGGCGTTACAACGGTTCAACCATGCACATATAATGCTGCAACTGAGCATCTTTGCTGGGATGCGGATACTTGTACTTGGTGTGCTGAAGCAAATGTTGTACTGACTCCAGCAGAAAAACTAGAAAAGGCTGGTCTGTCAGTCGAAGAACTTAAAGGTCTTCTAGGTCTCTGACCAGTTTCGTAACTGGCACAGTTGACAGGGGTGCCAGTTCGCCCTATAATAACAGGGTAATCAACGGAACACCATGAACAACACTGCCGAATATGTCGAAGGCATCGTGATTGATATCTGCTCTCGCTCTTTTCTTCTTCTCAGCGACCAGGGCGACGAGAAGTTTGTTCAATGCGAAACTGTAGAGCAGTTCATGAATGTTCTTGAAGTTTGTACTGCTAATCTGTCTGAAGATGAGATCGAGTATGCTGATCTTGCTGTTTATGGGGAGGATTGATGGAAGTATTTACAGTTAAAGAATGGGAAGATAATTTCGACTCTCTATTTGAGAGGGTCGAAAATGGAGAAACAATAGGTATTGTAAATGAAGATGGCACTGCTGCCGTTATGATGCCCGCAGATGATGAACTTGTCCGAATATACACGGAAAATAACAACGAAGCATCGTAGTTCATCATCTGGGAAGTGAGACTTGGTAGTCAGAGAGGTCTTATAAAC